GTAACATTTTTGATAAAGCGCCATTTAGATGAAAGGAGTTACCTGCATCGTTTGGAATGGCCGTTGGGCTTATTCCGATTCCTGTATCCGGTTCTTGGTTGGTATCATTATACCCACTTATATCAGTCCAATCACCATAACATGCATTTTTTATATCAGTGAATACTTTGTTGTTGCCTGATAGAGCACGGCGATAGTTTTCCAAGGCCTGCTCAAATTCGCTCGGAGAGCCATCCTCATTAGAGCCCATGACGGTTCCCATTAGATCCTTAAAGGATATGGCGCCGTTATCTCCGGAGCCACCACCAAATTGATCTGTTATGTTGGATACCGCGCTACTACTTACCTTTGCGGACCCACTTGGCGGAGATCCAGACCCAGAACCCCAACTTGGTATTTCTAGTCCGTCAAGTGAGTTTCCTAATGAACTAATTCCTTCATTTGCCAATGCTCCAAAGTCACCAGCAAAACTTTTTACGTAATTGCCAAACACTCCGTCACTGATAGCACCTTTTGAAGAAACTCCCTTATTTAAGAACTCAAGCGCGGATGATCCTCGGCCGGCTACGTCTAAGCCTTTACGCATAAGTTCTAAATCTGCTGGGTTGGTGATAGACGACAGCAAGCCTTCTGCTTGGCTATCAGTTAGATCAGTAACATCCAATGTTCCCAAAGTACTTAACGCCGCAGATTTGACACTTGGAAAATTTTGTACTGTTTCTAATAAAGCGGACGCGCCACTTTCCAATGGTAAGTTTCCGAGGCCTTTAAGTTGTGAGGCGGCTGCACCAAACGTAGCACCGGTTAAACCACCGCTAGCCATATTAGCAAACTGCCCTGCTACTTTTTCTAGTGGACTGCCTAAAGTTTCCTTGGCTCCTTGTACCGCGTTATGCATTGACTCGCCCGCTTTTGCAACTGCTGATTCTATCTCACCAAAGTTCTCAGCAAACTTAGATAAGTCTGTAGGCATAATTTTATTCATATGTCCTTCAATTGCATCAATAAACGAACCATCTCCCCAAACGGATCGTAAATCTGCAGGGACTTGACCAATACTGGATCCTAATTCACTTATTTGTTCTACGTATATTGAAGATATGCCAAAAACGCCACCCTCCATTCCTGTTGCGGCCGCAGTATTTGCGGCATCAACCATATCTGTTGCGCCACTTATCGCACTTCTAATTCCATCTAATAATTTTTTCGTAGAGGGAGGAAATTGTATTCCGCCGCCCTTTACCATTTCAGCCAGGGCCTCTGTCTCTAAACAATTTTTACCCGGAGCGCATGCGGCAGTAATAGGAGTCTCGGCCGCGGCCGCCTCCTTCGCTGATGCTCCTCCTTGAATTTTTTTGATAAAACCAGGACTTAAGACTGTCAATTGACTAATCTCCTATTAAAACGTCTTCGCTACCCATCGCTCTTGGGTGATTGCATGTATCTTTATCAACATCTGTGCGTAGCGCAGGTTTGCCTTCAATTAAAACAGACTGACATGAGGATACTGTTTTGGCATTGCAATGAGGAGGTACTGGAACCTCACAAGGAGAATGTGGTGTAACTGTCATATCCGGTATACCCGCAGGGCGTCCGTTAGTTAAAACAGATATAGCACCGCCTAACGCGATGCCCCCCGCTGTATTTGGATCTCCTTCTCGCTGTGCTTTGTATGATGCCATATAGTTATTTATAACGTATTATAATAACTATTTATTATCCCATACTAATGCCAGTCGTTCCTTGAATATATTGGTCTGCCATAGGCTTAATAGTTTTGCCAATAACAATACAATGAGACTTATCTAACTTAATAGTGTTATCAATGTCCATAGTAAACATAAACTGGGAAATTCCCACCCCTTGCGGGCCTATCTGTAAAGCCATTGGCTTCTCAATTGAGATATGAGTTTCTGTTTCTTCGGTAAATCTACCAATAATCTCTTCACCGGATGTTAGTTTAATTGATATAACATCGTTCTTTTTATAATCGAATTCTAATAACATTTAATATCCTATGCGACGAGTTGATCAATTGGTTGTTTAATTAGTCCGTGAAATCCGCCTTCAATCAAAACGTCGTCTTTATAAATTTGAGGAACAGTTCTAAAGCCTTGTGACAAAATCCACTCTCTTGCTTGTGCATCTGTGTCTAAGTTAATCTCTTTATATTCGATATTGTTTTCTTCTAAATATTTTTTTGTATTAACGCAATAGGCGCATGTATTTTTACTGTATACAGTAATCATCTATTCCTTTCTCCTAAATTTCACATCCACCTGCTACACATGCTAGTTCTTGTGAACTGGTGGTCATATCTTGTTCTTCGTATTCACTTAGCATTGCCCAATCAACGTCTTTAGGCATCTTTGCTAATAACTCTTTATACTCTTCTTCTGAGCAATCTTGATATGGTGCTTGTCTGTATGTGTGATCGCTAAATGGCAGGAATGAAACTCCTGACATCATATCAAAGTTGTTATATACCCATGCACCAACTTCCATCCATTCATTTTCTTTAACACTAATTGTTACTGATGGTTTGTGTTCGCACCAGTGTTCTTGATATACTTTCCATAACTCTAGTTGCTCAATAGCAGTCATATCTTTACGGTATACGCCGTTTTTAGGACCTTTAACTGGGAATGAGAAAACGTAAGTATGGTCTGGTTTTGTTACATCGTCCTCTACTGGAAATCCTGCCTCTACCATCATCTTAGCAAGTGGATCCTTCTTATCAGCACGAATAGTTCTAATGTAGAAAGGATTGTGTCTTGCGTGAATACCACTTGCACTATCAACTAACTGGCTAACTGTACCACTTGGCTTTACGCAAGTAATAGCGGCTGATTGAGCAATGCCTAACTTTGAAGCAATCTCTTTGTTTGTTGCTACTGCTACTTCTTTAAGTTCTGTTAGTAGTTCTTCAATACCTTTCTTCTTACCGTTTGTAAGAGCGTTGTCCATAATGCCTGTCAATGAAACACCTAATAGTCTTTCTTCTGTGCAATTGTTTTCCCAACGCTTGTTAAGGTATTTAAAGTTAGTTAATGTTGATTGGAATGTGCCCAAAATTGTAGCATTAATAACTTTGTTTTTCAATGTTTCCAATGTATCCTCTGGACGAACTACTACTTCGGATAGATTACAAAATTCTTCGGAACGTAAGATAATTTCACTGCAGGGGTTGGTACCAAAGTCATGCTCTGGATCTCTGCGCCCACTTGAAGCGGCAACCTTTTGTGCGGCTGCTCTGTTAAAGATACCACGCTCACCTGATTTGGAATCGTACAATGCCTTCCATTCTTCCATAAAGATACCAGCATCTGGTTTTTCTGTGTAACAAGCAGAGTTGTTTGCTAACGCACGTTGCGTATTGTTTTCCCACCATTGCCCTGCTTTTGCGTGTCTCATTCTGTCATCACTTAGATTGGATAGTGAGATAAGTGCTGAACGGCGTACGCCACCAACTACGACGATCTCAGCAATCTTACATGTAATGTCGTGACACTCAAGTGATGTTAGTTTGCGTCCTGCGGCATTTCTAAATACGTCTACGCAGAATCTAAACAAGTCCTCTAATGGCTCTGGACCGGAAGCACGACCACCAAATGTTTTTAATGGCGCACCCGCTGGGCGAACTTTTGATAAGTCCCATCGAGGAACTTGACCGCCGTATAGTAAATGGATAAGTTCTTTAAGTGCCTTTGCCCAACCTAACTTTGAGTCTGCTACAACAATTGTTGTTTCAGTATCATGGAAGTCATCAGCAATGCGTGGCATCTCATTAACCATTTGTCTTTCAACACTAAACCCAACGCCTGTACCGTTCATCAAGATATACAAAATCTCATCAAATGCTCTTGGTGTTTCAATGGCAACGAAAGAGCAGTTATACCCTGCGATATTTTCCCTGCGTAATGCTTCGCCCGCTGTCATAAGACAACGCATTGATGGCATAACTTCTAAGTTTAAAACTGATTCTGTTAGTTGTGTTTTTAGCCCTGCAGGTATTTTATAACCACATTGTTCTTCTAAATGCTGTTGGAAAAAGTCAAAATATCTATTAACTGTTTCTTCCCATGTTTCTCTACGTTTAACATCATATCTGTAACGAGAGTATCTTGATAAGTGTATATACTGCTGATATAGGGTGGGTAATTGGTGTGTTGTCATTATCGATTCCTTAAAACTGTTCTAACATTA